ATGAAACAAAAGTATCTTTTTATTGCCTCAATGGCATTAGCGGGTTGCGGGAGTATGTCAGAAAGCAACAAGTATTGGATTCAATATAAAGATATTGATCAGTCTGTCAATGTTGCGAGCCAAAAAAACTGCGAAAAATAACCATTAAAACAACGAAAAATTTCAAATATTGATTTTTCGCTATTTTAATGGTTTTCTTACAATTAGCCGTCCACACCTCCCCAGCCTAAATACACCGCACTCAGTTGTTTTTACGCAAACTAAACTTGCTATGCTGGGCTAACAGAGTAATCCTGTCATCACTTCAGCAAAACAGGAGAGCCTAAAATGACAACCTTCAAAATGAGAACTGAGCAAGAAATGATGTTAGAGTTAGCCTTAGTTGCGGTAAGAGAAGAACAACGTTTTACCATTGACGGTTCACAATACACCTTACCAAACGGATGGGGACAAACCTTTGTGTATAACCTTGCATTCTTAGATATTCGTTTTATTGAAGATGGTCGCAAAGATAGTGTTGTACAATTTACCTCAACCCTTGCCCCATTAGCACCGCCGTTTTATTGTTTATTATCTGAATTAGATTAAATTTAAACGCCCTTTAAACCAACTTTAAAGGGCGTTATTTTTTAGAATTTATACACCATATTATCTTCATACTTGCCTGAATAGCTCGTCGAAGTATTTACAACAATACGCTCGTAGCCTTGGAATGTTTGCCAGTTATCCCATTTATCTTCAATCATAGCGTCCACATAGCGCACAAACTCGCTTTTAGTCGAACTGAAGAACACAAAAGGCGGTCTGGTGAGATGAACTAGTCGCAAAAAATCCACTAAATCAAAATAGGTGGCTTGCTTATAACTTGCTTGATGCGTACATAAATATGGCGGATCTAGCACAAACAATGCGTTAGGGTCATTTTGATATTTTGGCAATAATGTGTGGAAACTTTCGCTAACCACTTCAATACCGTCTAAATAGCCGTCCGCACTTGGGTAATCCGTTTGGCGAATACAATGCCAAAAATCTTCTTTGAATAGCTGGTCCAACGTTGCCACTTGTTGTCCACTAAAACATAACCACGAGCATAAAATATGCTCATTGATGTAGCCATCAAAGTTTTTAATTACCTCAATAATTTGAGATTTTACATCATTTGGCACTTTCTTCGATTTTTCATAACCTGACAGCAATGGATAAATAAGCTGACGCAAGCGGTTAATGTCATCAATATGCTTAAGACGTTCGGCGTAGCCATCAAAATCATTATAAATGACAGTTGATTTTGGTTTTAAGCGTTTGGCTACATGGCTTAATAAACCACTACCGCCGAAAGCATCCACAATAATCCAGCCTTCTCCATCGTCTGGGATATGCTCAAGCAGTTTTTCAAAATGCTGTAAAAACATCCGCTTCTGCCCAATAAATGGTAGTGGAGCCTGTTTAAAGTAGGCTACACTTTTGCTTGCTTGCTTGCTTGCTTGCTTGCTTGCTTGCTTGCTTGCTTGCTTGCTTGCTTGCTTGCTTGCTTGCTTAGTAATGATATTTCCTGTTCTATTGCTTTCCATCAATATATTTCTCCTTTTTATAATAAATCCACCCAAACATCCGTACCAAAACCCAAAACACCCACGCCTTAATCGGATATCCTTGCGAAATTAAGCAATGTCTTAACCGCCTGTCAGCTTCTGCTCGACTGACTTTTCCCTTGATACCGTAGTCTCTGTCGTGCTGATGACAACAGGTATTGATATTAGCTGGTGCTCCATGCCAGCCTGTGCAATAAGATTTCTTCGTCATTATCCCACCTACAATTGACACCATTTGTTTAATCTCTTGCTAAAAATAAAACTAACACACTCTCTAACGTAGTCTAATTTTAATGAGGCTAAATTGTTTTTAAGCCAAATATTGCCTGTACTTAGAAAAACAATATCACGCTTATCATGTAATATTTGTAAACTTATAATATGTCCATCATAAGAAGGCGATATAGTTGATAAATTACACTCTCTAATCTCATCACTCGAACCATTATCCCTCTCTATAAAAATACCTAGCCGAACAATACGAACGCTATCGTTGAGTAATGTTAATGACTGTGATTCATCTATTAATGCCGTTTGAGTGACAATTCGCTCTCCATAAACGACTTTATTGTTATTACCATTATTAATATCGGGAAGAACCCCTGTTTCATCTTGAGCTATAATTTTAACAGTGTTGTTTCTGCTTTGTTCTTCAAAAGCCGCAATTCTCGACTGTTGCTGTGGAACATTAAAACCCGATAATTCGACAAAATTATCTGATGACTGATGGACACATCGTACCGCAGCTCTATGTTTTGCAACATTAAATATACTCGCATTTTTTACCGAGACCCGTTTCGCAGTAAGTTCTAGGCGAATACCGTCGCCCACAGAACCGTGTATATTATTTGCCTCCCCTCGTAAAAACGCCGTTAAATTCGTTACTTGAACATCTTCAACTGCCCCTAATCTAAAAGCATACCCTGTATGAATTGCCCGACAGTTTGTAAATGTTAAACGTTTCGCCTTTTGTCCTGGAAAGCTTGAGCCCACTGCAAAAGCCGCACCAATAATGTCTTCAGCGTAATTATCTGAATGGTAACAATCCTCAACTGGCACTTTAAAGTAAATACCCGAAACACTATCTCCACCTAAACCACAACGAATAGCCCGACTTTGGCTAATACCAGAAGCCTTCGCCCCTTGAATTTGAATACCTGACCCTTGATTATCATGAGTAAAGCAATTTCGTATATGTATATTATAATTTGTGATTTCAGCTTTCCCACTAATCACCCAAATCCCTGAATGAGCACAATTAAATGCCTCCACTCGTTCAATAACGCTATCCGTCAAATTAGCACAATCAAGACCTGCCCCACCTCCTGCAACAACCGACTCATTACCATCAATGGAAAAATCTTGAAGAAGACAACCGTTTAAATTATGAAATCTTAACGTCGAGCCTGAAAAGCCTGCTCTTTTAATAACCGAAAAGCCCATCCCTGCACCTCTTAAATGAATATTATTTCCTGAGGTGACCTCTACTCGATTATGAATTAGAAAAATACCTTTCGGAAGAATACCTTTTACTCCATAACCTGATAAAGCATTAACAAATGCATTCAAAGATTGGCTATCATCAACCACTCCATCCCCCACCGTACCAAAATCAAAGGCAGAAATCTCGCTACCTAGTACTCGTTTCCAACGCCCTGCATTGCCACCCTCAACCACAAAACACACCCCGCCATCATCAGGTGTCACTAAATCCTGCAAATCCGCCATAAACTCCCCGCCACCTGTGGTGCCGCCTGCGTAATACGCTTTCACCAAAATCCGCTGACCGTGTTCGGTTGGGCGAATGGTGCGGAGTTGCTCTACACTTTCAGCTTGACCGATAAATTTAAAGCCATCTACTTGCCCTAATTGCTCAAGATATTCTCTCGCTTTCCCTTCAGACATTTTGCGAATAGCCTGTGCAATCTGATTTAATTGCCCTTTATCGGGTGAAATACCCGCCTCATCAAGCACATTTAACAATTCAGCTTGAACAATATTAAACCAATCTGCACCAGGGTAACTGATGGCATTGCCGTGTCCACCTTCGGTAAACCACAGACGTTGCTGGCTACGCAATGGGGCAATGGCTGGGATATTTGAAACCCCTGATTCATTGTCTAAGTGATACATTATTAAGCTTCCTCTTCGTAAATAAAAACAAATTCTAAATGAGCATATGCATAGCGTTTTAATAAACATTCCAACTCTTTATTACGCTCAAATAACACTAAATTTTTCAACACATCATCTAAACAAGTCGCTTGCCGAATAATTGATACGGCAGGACTGTAAACAAAAATTCGCCAATGGTTTTCCTGCTCATAAAGTGGATAAGTACAATCCCTCAAACAATGATGAGGATAATGACTCAAAACTCTTACTTTAAATCCTGCTTTTTGTGCGATTTCTTCTAGAAATAACTTGCAATTCGAGCCAACTTCATTTTCTTTTTCTTGTACTTGCTGTTGTCGTTGTTCCAGTGTTTTACCTGTGATTTTTCGTCCACACTCGGGCAAACCGAAAAAACCTTCCCATTCTTCAAGCAGAAGAGTAGCCTTCCCTGGCATTCGCTCTTTAATCAGTTGGTGAGATTTATTGTTTACCTCAACAAGTTGGTCGCACCGCACTGCAAGCACTTTAGTTAAATTACTATTTAAAGCTCTCTTCCAAGCTAATCCCACGGGTAGCAATTTCACCGCAGCATCTAAATACTGCTCGTGTGTCATAGCCATGTAATTTCCCCTACTACTGGAATATGATTACTTGGCAACCGAATATCTGCTGTTGGATACATAACACTGTTATCGACCTCACCAGCTGTATTTGATACAGTTGCACGAATTTGAGATAAATAAAGCAAGGCTCCTACACCAGCATTGATAAGATAGGCTTGCAGACTTTTTTTCACAGCTTGCCGTAATGTTTCTGTATTAGGTGCAAGGCGAATACTGAAATTAATCTCTTGAAATTGTGGAGCAAATACATAAAGTTCTACATTTGCAGGCATACCTTCAAATTGTCCTGTCGCTTCATTTTTATGACCTGTAATATAGTTTTTCACACGAGCAATATCGTCTTCTGTTGGTAAAATATTGCTCCGATCATCACAAGCAAATGCAACACCAACAGTCCCACCACCAAAATAACGGGGGAAACACCATGCCCGAGTCACTCCAGCAACTTCCGTTGCCCAACGAATATAATCGTGTGGAGCACCACCTGCGGGTGGGTTTTGTACTCGATATATCAAGCGAGCAAGTAAGCGAGATAAAGGCTCAATATCCGCACCACCTGTCATTGATTTCACGATTGCAGTAGGTTGTAAACCCAAAATTGCTGAGGTTAATGAGAGAGACATACCAGCCGATAAATTTCCATCAGCACCTTCTATTTCGCATTGCACGGCAATATCCGCCGTACCAGCTTTCACACTCATTTCGGCTGTTGTAATGTAAGTTAAGCCACTTGAGCTATCTTCAAACACCGTACCTTCTGGAATGGTAGTATCAATGGCTGCGGTCACAGTGAGATACCCCGAAGCAGTAGTTGCTTGCTTACGCACAATACCTTTATAAAGACAGTATTCAATTAAGTATTCTTCTTCAGCTGTAGTCGGGATAATTTGACGAGCAAGCCAATCAAGGTGCATATGTTCCCCTGCACTCATTGCCGCACAAATACGGTTGATCACACTTAAAACATTATTACGTTTAAGCGTTGGGAAACGGTGCTGAAATTGTTGTTCACCTTGTTTGATTAAACTTGATAATGTCGGAGAGTTAAAAGACATTAAAGGCTCCAGTTTGCTGTGAAAGTACGTTGTTCTGTGCTACCGTTTGGCATCACACACGAAATTTCTAACAACAGAACTGAAGGGGCTGGATTAGAAGCAAAAACTTGATAACTGCGAACTACCTTATCATCAAGCATCCACTGCAAGGCTTCGGTAGCAAAGCGTTGTGCATCATCAAGTACACTCGCTAATTGTTTAGAACGGCTCAATGTCCATAACTTTGAGCCCATTTGATAATCATCAGAATTAAAAGAATTACCCCACCAACCACGCTCGCCATCCACACGTAAATCAGTGAAAAGGCTAATGACAATGGCATTGGTAAGCGTATCATCTAATAAAAGCGACTCGTTATCTAAAACCAAGTCGCCTTCGCCATCTCGCCATCGCAAGGCTAAATCTGACATTTACTGCTCCTTACGGAACAGGTTTACCCACTTTTTGCTCGTGGTCGTGGTCTTTTGCACTGATTCCGCCCGACATATGATCTGTTGCTGTTGATGTTCCCATAATAGCAACATCGCCTTTAAACGTTGTTTGCGGACTATCAAACGTAACTGTCTCAGCTTTGCAGTCAAGGGTTTCAGTTTCAATTGTGAATTTTTTACAAGAAAGGATGGCTTCGCCATTTTCGGTGAGTCGGAGTTGGTGACCTTCTAAATGATACAACACAGAATCGCCTGCAATCAACCCAGCGGGACGCACACTTTTATCATCCACCACAACAGCAACCAAGTGCGAACGTTTCCCGCCCACCGACACCACAATCGCTTCGCCCGCCTTTGGTACCGAATAATGTCCGTAATTTTGAAACCGCTCCACATCATCGGCCACCTCGTCGGATTGTAAGCGGAGCTGTAAATTTTGCCGAGCATAAGCATCATTAACAACTGCCACAACCGCACGGCTCACTAATAACTGCAACCCTCGTTTAAGTGGGGCAATCACACGATTTAAAGCTTGCATAAATCTCCTTTAAATAACGTTTAAATTCGTATTAGACAAAGCCTGTAAATTCAGCTACGTTATCTTTATCAGATTTTTTCGCTTTCTTCGCTTTAGCTTTTTTGCCTTTTTTCGATGATTTTTTACCGCTTGTACCGTCCACATCATCCAACGTTTCATCGGCTGGTTCATCAAAGGCATCACGGTGCATTAATGTCATCACGGTCACCATACCGCTATCATCAAGGGTATAGCTGCAATCAATAATTAAACGCTCCACTTTGTTAATGCTAAACAGTGGGGCATCAAGTACCACGACCTCATTAGGTAGCCAAAGCGAACCATCAGGCTTAAACCAACCCCGAACCTTTGCTGTGGCTTTCGAGCCTTCTGCGGTACGTCGTTTACGTTCCCAATCGGCACGCTGATAGCCACTTGCCCCAGTCATATTATCATCGGCAATAATAATGGTCGGACGATAACGAGTAATTACAGGATCTGCTACTTCAACTTTTAAACCACTTGCACTCATTCTTTACCCCACAAATCCTGTAAACTCGGCTACGTTATCTTTATCTGATTTATTTGAATTAGAACTTTTGACCGCTTTATTTTTGGTTGCTACATCGCCTTTTTCACCGCCTTGCTCTGCATCACCAATGACCCGATAAAGCGAAAAACGTTGGTGCCAGCTATCCATCTGTTCTAACTCCAACAGATTTACACCAAGCGTTAATTCACCCACGTGGGCAGTACTTGGTTCAGTAAACACTAAATTGCCGTCCACATCGCTTGTGACCAAAACACCTTTATGGCGAGCGATTTTGCTTAAATTATCAAATGCCGTTTCCCCAGGTTCCACTTGCCATACTGGGATACGCTCATTAGCTTCTGCCGTGGTCACATTCCACACCACCTTAATCCCAAATGGCTTGCAAATCACTTCAGCAATCTGTTTTGCCGTCTGGTTTTTAAATTGGTAGCTGTTGTGAATAATGGCACAATCCACCAAGTCGCAGGTTTTATCTCGTCCGCTAATATCAATCTGCTTATTTGTGCCTGAGATACTTTGCTTTAACTCATCTAAATAGCCTGTAATTACCGTTTGACCGCCCACTTTCAACACTAAAGACGCTCCAACTTTCAGTACCGATATATCATCCTCAGGACGTACTGCAATACCTAAATCAAAGCGACCGCTCATTGATTCAAGTGAACGTTGGATATTGACCGTTTTCCAACCAGAAAAGATTTTACCGTTTAAATACAACTCAATTTTAGGTAAGTTTTTTTCTTCTGCCATTATTGCAACACCTCAATGGTTGAACCGCCCAAACAAAATAACGGATGAGCAATGCCATTTCGCAACGCCAAGCGTTTCCACGTTACCGCATTACCTGTATGTTGGTATTCCAACAATACTGCAGGGAAGGTATCTTTTAACGTAATATCCGCCGCATTTGCTAACCGTTCGCCACGCACTCGCAAGTCTTTTAACAAAATCAAACGATAAGTTTCAAGGACTTGATAACTTTTCCATTGTTCTGCATCGGCGTTATCCAAAATAACCGCTTCCAGTTGCTCATCGACTTCAGTGATATAGCGTTGTACATCGGCTTTCGACTCAATTAACCCCGCTACCGTACTTTCTGTTACCGCTTTTTGTGCCACCGATTCCGTAACCGCATCGGAGATTGCCTTGCCATATTCAACCGCAAGCGTAGACAGCACCAAACGTTTCAACAAGAAGGTGGTCTTATTCATTAAAGCATCAAAGATCTCTTGCTCGTGTAAATTACGAAACTGACGGCTTAAAATATCACTTTCACTCACATTGTTCGTTTTCGCTGCCATCATCTCATCTAGGGTACTTTTGCTGATTTCCGTTTTCCCTGATGTGAGATTGCTTAATGCTGTGTCGATAGAGTCAGTAATAACAATATGCTGTACAAATTGTCGCTGTGAATTTACCGCACTTTTTACATTAAGTTTGGTCAAATCTTGCAGTTCTCTAGCCAACACTTTAGGGGTAAGTAGCAACCCGTATAGGCGATTTTTTATTGACAATGCCTTATCTTTTACTGCGGTCAAGCCACTTACTGTATTTGCCACTCCCTCAAAGACATTTTCAATAAACCCCATCGTAGTATCGACCAAACGGAATAGCGGATTATCCACCATTGACTCAATAAAGCCCGATACATCCTCCACCATTTCCGCAAACTCGTCTGCAAGGCTATTCAGCACATTTTCATATTCCGTGAAGACCGAATAGGCGGTATCTTCCGCAATTTCAGGGGCATTACTATCTAGTGCAGGTAAAAAAGTAATATCAAAACGGGTAACACGCTGATGAGCAGTGGAGTGACGCATCCGATAATCATCAACACGCACTTCAAGTGTACCAAAATAAGGATGTTTTAACGTACCGGCACCATCTGCTTCTAGCGCATCGACTAAAGCTTCCGCTTGGTCTATATGGTCATCCCCAATCACAAGACAACTTACCGAATAATGACGTAGGCGTTTGCCCAAATCTTCTGTTAAACCATCATTGCGTAAAGGATATTCGTGCGTAACAACACGACGTCCACCATTTTGACTCTGCTCATCTTCAATCCAAAACGGTACGCCACGATAACTACCTTTGCCTGTCATCTTTGTCATTCATTACTCCTACCACATCCCCATACCAGGCCCAAGCGTCCCCATTTGCACGGCAATATTCATATTGTCTTGTTTTTGGTTGGTTTGCACTTTACTTGCCGTTGCAGTCGCAATCAGATGTTCAGATGCTTTCACCGCCACCTGAATAGTGCCATTTAACTCATTTTTTATCGGTTCAGGATCAGATAGATATTCGCCTACCTCAGAGCCAAGCCATTCGCCTAACCAACTGCCCACATAAGAACCAACTGCAGCCCCCACAACAGGAATAGGAATAAGAGCTTGTCCGACAATAGCGCCTGCGGTTGCCCCAGCAATAGAGCCAATAGCTTCCGATTTATCTTGGGTGCTTGATTGTTCATCCATTAAAACCATAGCCCCCTCTACAGCAGAAGCAGCCACATTCAAATAAGGTACCGCTCGGGTTGCAGTACGACTAATGGCGGATGTTGCCGCTTTGGTGGTTGCACTAAGTGATTGGCTTGCAGATTTCACTGTGTTTCCGACCGCTTGTGTTACCCCTTTGTTAGCCACAGCTTTTTCTGCATTACTCGCCACAGCAGTGGTTACACCGGCAACACGGTTTTTGCCATTGCCTTTTTTATTGTTTTGACGTTTATTTTTACGTTTATCCTGTTCAACACCACCATAACCGCCACCAAAACTCGCAGGGAAGTTCGTGACATAAACAGGCGTAACGCCCGCTACCGAACCTAAAGCACCTGCAATCTCTTCTGTCGCTCCGCCTTGTCCGCCTTTACCCTTACGGAATTTACCCAAGCCCCATTTCGCCAGCCCCCAGCCACCTTTTACCGTTTTCTGGGTAATCCCCCAATTAGCTACTTTATTCGCAAGATAAAAGCCGCCCACAAACTTAGCAATATTGCCATAGCCACCAGCTTGCTCTGATACCCACCCCATCACAGAGCCGACTTTCTCTAAAATCGGCTTAACATCATTCGCAGTTTCTTTCAGTTGTTTCAATGCATCGGTTAAGGTTTCGCTCACGGTTTTGGCAAATTCATCTAACGTGCCATCATCAATTTTGCTATTCAGCCACTCTAAAAAGCTGCCAAGCTCTTTCTTTAAGCTATCAAATGCGCCATGCTCCATAAATTGAGCTTGCATTGAGACCCAAGTATCTTCAAGGTTTGAGACCAAACCGTCCCAAGTTTTCATCTGTTCTTTGGCTGCACCTTTAGCATCCTCACCCATACCTTTTAAAAGAGCATTAATAGCAGCACGTCCTAATTGACCTTTCTCCAACATTTTTTGCATTTGATCAGCGGTATATTTACCACCGGTTTGCTTAGCTAAAATATCAAAAACCTTAACATTTCGCTCGAACAATTGATTAACCTCTTCCATTGTCAGCTTGCCTTTAATAAACCCTTTACTAATTGCAGAAATGTAGCCATTTAAGTTATCAGCATTACCACCTACTTTGGCGTTATAGTCCACTAATGCCTGTAAAGAGCCGTTCATAGGATCAATGCCAGCAGTCATTAAACGCATTGAAGCATCTTGCACATCACCAAATGCCATCGGTGTATCAGTGGCAAACTTCTTCAGCCACGCCATCGCTTCATCGCCACGTTTACCGAATGTTTGCTTCATTCTAATGTTTGCCATCTCAAAATCCGCAGCCACACGGATCATAGATTTACTCACGGCTGCAGCACCTGCACCAATCCCAACGCCCAACACAGGCAAGGCAATATTGCCCACGTTATTGATTTTTTGAGAAAGCGATGCAAGCCCAGAACCGACTTTTTTCACCGAATTACTGAGCTTATTCATATTAGAAACGCCCTTATTTGCCATCGTCGATAACGCATTGCCAAATTTGGACGCTTGCGAAGAAACATTGCCCGCTAAATTGACATAAAACGAAGTAGAATTATTTGCCATCTTTCTCTCCTGTATTTATGTACCCAATGTAGCGTGGCAAGTTAAAGATAGGTTGAGCAAGCAACCACGCTGGGTTGCTTTGATAGTGTTTAGCGAGCAGCAGGCAGGTCTTTTCCAGTTTCGCTATCTGCTGCATCCAGTCGCCCCCGTTCCACCACCTGTGCGGCTTTGGTCGCTTCCCAGGTTTCCGCAAACACGGAAATGCGGTTTAAATCTTCTGATGTGAGCGAGCGGAGCATTTTGAGCGAAATCGGGCCGTTGATTTTGCCAATAGATGCAATCTGACGGCGTAAAATCTCATAGCCAAAAAGCGCAGGGGATTTCACCAATACAGGCACGCCATCAGGCGACATTACCATACGTTCAGCAGCAACTTCTGCATCAAGCAAATCGCCTGTGGTTAATTCACGCAAGGTGACTTCGGTTTGTGGCTCATCGCCAAACATTAAGCCTGTCTGTAATACTAATTGCATAGTTATACTCGCTTACACTGCACTGCAGCGAACTTGATTTTAATTTCACCCTTGCTTGACAAGGTTACCGCATCCACCACCCATGCATTCGCTAACAGGTAGGTTTGTCCAACGTCCGTTTCAAACTCAATCGTGGCATTGGTAATATCTTTTAATGCCAGTACATCGGTTTCAGCGTTGTTGTAGAAGGTCGCTTCAACCGTGGCTTCTTCAGGGGTTTCTTGGTAGCCATAAACACGACTGCCTTTCACCGTTGCACGAGTTACACCACCAGGGGTAAGGGTGGCATCATCGGCAGAAGCATACTCCGTGCCATTGCAACGCACGTATGCCACGCCTTGATATTGATTAGCCATTTAAAGCTCCTTATAAAATAAACTGAATTGCGTGTGCGTAAATACGGAATTGATTTACTAAATTCTCGTTTGAAAGCACATTTAAACGACATGGATTATTATCATCACGCTCAACTAACAACGTTTTGGCGAATGCATCAAAGTCTTCTACTAGACCTGCCCATTCTAATTCTGTAAACAATGCTAAAAGTTCGCTACGGATAATTTTCGGAGTTACAATCGCTTGCCCTGGTGCCACACGTGTGCCGTCATTGGCTAACTTGTGGCGTGGGTATTTCTGCGTAATGCGAGTGCGAATCGCATAACGGATATAACTTAACGTCGCAATAGTTTCCACATACAGATAACTTTCATCGTTATCCCCAAATGCATTTTTACGATACATCGTAATCGCCGCTTCAATTTGTGGCTGACTATTAGCATTGACGGTATAGGTACTTAAACCGCTATAAAGCAAAGTATTGCGTTCAGGTAAATCCCAACGGTCTGACATTGCAGGCGGTAATAAATCCATCACTAATGTTTGTACAGGGCGAGCAGGATCAATAGATAAAGAGCCAGCTACCACCGCACCATAAGCCGATGCCCAAATATAAGCAGGTTCAGGGCTATTGCTTGTCGGCATCATACTGAATAAGTAATCATTACGTTGCTCTGCAAATGTGGTAACGGTGCCGTGAGTACCACGTTTTGCCATAAAGCAAATGCCATCAATCTGTTTGAGAGGCCCCCAACGGTTCACTAATTCTGTGCGTAACAGATTTAAGCTCTCTGTATCCGTAAATGGATTAATCACATAATGCCACCACTCAGCCCCAAAGCCAGTAATTGCCTCTGACATAGCAGGGTTTACCGACCCACTTTGCATTGCAGTAATATTGACCTTAATCCCTTCGGGTAAAGTTTCGCCAGAGTAATAGTTACAACGCACATCAATGTCGTTGCCCGCTTCGCCTTTAAAGCGACAAGTGAGCGTAATAGTGCTATCGGAAACCGTTGCAGTAACAGGTACATCACTGTCTGCAGCAATCAATTTTTGTAATTTGCTTGCAAGCATTGCAGCCGTATCACCACTTGAAACCGCCTGCTTATAGTTTGTCCCTGCAATCATCAGGCTTAATGTACCTGCTTGTGTCGCTGTACCAACCAACTGTACCGAACCTGTTGCTTTGGCACCGCTTTCCGCTTCATCTAACGGTAAACACCACAAATCCAACATATTATTGTGAGCTTTAAAGGTTTTCACCATTTCAGCCAACTGCGACCCACGACCAAACAAGGTTTTTGCTTGTGAATGAGCAGTGACTCGTACGGCTTGTCCTGCTGTTGCTGTACCTGTTGGCAATTTCGTGCCAAGCATTAACACTTTTTGTAATGCTGATGGCGTACCACTTACTGCCTTGCTATTATCAAATTCAATATAGGTCAATGGCACACGAATTGCAGAAGGGATATGATTAAAAGAAATCGCCATTATGCATTCTCCGTCTTAGTTTTTGTTTCTTTTGTGGCTTTCGTTTCTACTAATTCCACATCACCGTTTTTTAAATGTTTCAGCCAATAACTGCTTTGTGTTTTTTCTTCCCCTTTATCATTTAAGGGTTCAAAAGTATCAGGATCTCGAATAATCAAGCCTGTTTTAGGTCTAATCTTAAACGTTGGCATCAATTCCCCCTTTATTCATCTGCTTGGGTTGGTAGTTCGATATGTAAACGAGTTTTACCATCAATGGTTCGTTCATCAGTGTCTTGGTTAAAGGTATGGTCGTAAATTTTGAAATCCGCTAACACACTCTCATCTATAGCATTTGGTAAAGGCTGAGCTGCATTAAAAAACATACCATAAACCGCTACGCCCATACCGCTTTGAGTATCGCTCCACAGATTTTGCACTGTCTGCAACTCAAACATCCCCGAAGGGCTTATTTGTTGTTTGTGTATGCCTGCTGTTAAGATTTCGACAATTTGATAAATCCCCACATCATCTTTTCGCTGACCGTTCAACACATCAGCGACCACAAATATCCCCCAGCGAGCCGACACTAAACGAGCATTTGCATTTGGCATTTGTCCAAGCCACGCCACATAAACTGCAGGTGGATTACGCACAATGCGACGGATAGAGCTGTCATCCCATTGCCCTGGGTGCGTTTCGACTTCTCGTAGATAATCGCCACATAACCCTTTAATTTTGGCAATTAAAGCCTCACTGGTTTTGGCAATAATACTCAAATAAACCCCCGTGAATGTTCACGACTCCATACAGAGCCTGCACTTTCCATTACCGCTGAATTATCCGTTTCCACCGCTTCATCGTTTTCTGATAGCCCAAGAGCAATAGAGCCTGAAGCAACCTTTTCCAAAAACTTAATGCTATCTTCATAATCCAAACGAGCTTGGTCGGTTGCACGGTTTTTTTCTAAGAAATAACGAGCAATGTAGCAACAATGGCGTTCTAACACGGCTGGCACTGTTTGCAATGGTAAGCGATAACGACCAGCCAAGTAGCTATCAATGGTTTGCGACGCATCTTCTAACGCTTCTTGCACCTTGGTTTCGTCTAAGGTGCGATCAGCATTTCGAGCAATGCTAAGTAACACATCAAGGGTATAGCGTTTAATAAGACTTGCTTGGCTGGCATATAACATTATTCACCTTCTTTTGACGTAGTAGATGACATAGCCTTTTCAAGTAATGCCACTAAATCTGATTTTTTCGCATCCTTAGTAAAGGCAATATTAAGCTCATTGAGCTTTGTTTTTAATTGCTCAACGGTTAAATCGGTTGGAACCAAGCCACCGTCCACACGGTGTTGGGTTTTGTCATCCGAATCGTCTTGAGATAACCCTTTTGATAAGTCATCAACTGGTTCCGTCGGCATCGGGTCTTGAGAGCCAAATACCAAACGTGGGTCGGCTTTGAATTGCTCAATTTGTGCCGCCGTGACATCCATAAGCAAGTTAGTGCCTTTTTGTAAAGCGAAACCAGCACGGCGATAACCATCTTGCACTTTGCTGTGAACCACAACTTGATAGCGTTGCTCTTTTTCCATTTCATTTTTCCCCCATTAAAACCTCTTTAAATACCATTTAAACGGCGGTCGAATTTGTAAAAAACAGCTCAAATCCGACCGCTTGCAATTAGAGATAATCTGCAACGATAAGCTCTAAACGCCCTTTAAATTCGTTGTCTACGGTTGCCCCGTTTTCAACACGGAATTCACGTTCAAGTAATTGCGTAGCTTCTTTTTCAAGAGATGGAGGCACAACAATATGCGTTGGTTTAATCCCTAAACGCTTATCGCCATCACCACGCACCGCACGCATTGCTGAAATGGCTTTCCAAAGGTTCTCCGCAGTCAATGCACCTTTCACGGCATGAGCCTGTTGCCAAAAGCCATATCCCACATTTGAACGACTATCTACACCGTAGGTAAACGTATTTTTCATAAATACTTTTTCATCGTTTAAATCAGTAATTTGTGCTGGAGTAGGTGCTTTACGCTCTTGGAAAATAATCGGTTTTAGACTGCGAGAGCAATCTAACAAATACCAAGCCTTATCTGCAGTAACACTGGTGCCATCATCAGTAATGTTGCTAACGGAGACAGGACTTGTTCCATCCACATTTGCACCAACAGGGTGATCGGTGTCAAAGAAATACTGCCCGTCATAACAAACCGTGGTAAAACCTGCTTTTAATGCACCAAACACTAATTCATCAGGTTTTTCTGCTGCGGCACGCCCAAGTTCTTCAATCAATGGGCTATAAACACCAACATTGTCATCTTCAATGTCAGTTTTCTTAATCTCTACACCACTTGCCCAATCTTTGTTTACAATCGAATAACCGTGAGACTGAATAGCGGTTAAAGTACGATCACCAATCCATTCGGTTAAACCAGGCATTTGACCTAACCACGCATAAGTATTTGATGCGGTGGTAGATTTCACTAAAGTCGCAATCTTGCTATATTGTGAAGGTGCTTTTGCCAAACCTTCTTTAAAGTTTTTACCAAAGCCAACAAACAGGGCTTTGACGAGTTCAGGGGTTACATTTGCCATTATTTAGCCTCCAGTTCTTTTGCGTAATCGGCTTCGCTAATACCGAGCAATTTCGCAGCTTCTTTATCTGCTGCACTTAACACGGCTTCGCCTTGGGTTTCTTTCGTCACTTTCGTGGTTTGCGTTTGCATTGCGGATAAGGCAGCAATTTGCGGGCGTTTTTCTAGCATTGCGGATAACGCTACCGCACCTTGTTGTTTGCCAAAATCTTTTAAGTAATCCACTTCGGACTCAATCGCTCGCCCCTCTTGACGGGCTTTCGCAATCGCATTATCAATTTCTACTTCATCGGTTTTAGCGGAAAGTGCTGCAACCTGTAATACCATTGCATCATAAGTGGCTTTTGGCACATAAGCGGTTAAATCAACCTCTTTTGCTGCCGCACTCAGTGCTGCAACTTGACTATCTGCGTGGGATTTATCTGTTTGCAAGGCTTCCAACGCATCTAGGGCGGTTTTCGCTTGTTCTTCGGTAAGCTCTGCACCTTCGGCGATTTCCACACCGAGTTTTGCGAGTAATTTACGCAACTGTTCTGGCATTTGATTTTTCTCCTGCTGGTCTGTCATTGCCGAAAGCACCGCTAACCGTTGCATACCTGTAATACCAGGGTCATTGGTTAAAGCTGCCATTCGGATTTCTAATGGTTCGCCTTTTTCGTTGTAAGGAAAAACGGCAGAAAGGAAAGCAAACTCACCCTCTTTAATTTGCTGATAAGCCTTAGGAGTCCAACGTGGCTTAATGTATAAACCTTGACGTTCGTCATCATCAAACCACTGAATTTCCCCATCGCTAAACCAGCCAGCTGCAACCACATTTCCCTCATCAAGGCCTTTTTTGGCTTTAAGCAGAGTAGCGTGGTCATAATCAACTAAGATGTCTTGCTTGAGTGTTTTAGCTTGTTGAATTAAGCGGTTAGCAATGGTTTCATCAATAAACCAATGCGGCACATCGGTCGGACGACCATCTCTTGCCCGAAATTCACCTTTGGGCAAAAGTTGTTGCCAACCATCAGGGCTTGTAAGCTGTGCCGTTAATACGGCTAAAGGGCATTTATTTACTTTCATAGCCCTATAATGACAGGAAAAAAGAAAAGGTTAGTTTGCGGTGTTTCAAATGAAAAAAGCCTCCGATTTCTCGAAGGCTATAAAAAGAATAGAAATGTAATAACGGAATACCGTTTAAATGCCGTTTAAATCGCCCTACAAGCGTTTAAATTATTTTGACCGAAAAAGAATACCAACAAGCAATAAAATTCGCTTAGCGTGCCTCTGTGATGTTTTTAGCTATTTTACATCAAGCCTGAGCGATTTTCGATAATTCACGATTTAAAATAGCCGTAATTTCTTCCACACCATCATTACCCAAACCAAGAAACGGACGAGCAGGCATTTTCTCTGTACCCATTTGGTGAAATTGCCCATAAGGTTCTGAAGCACCGATCACCGCAAAACTATCGCCATAATCAATGTTAAGGCTTTTTACCAAATCACCAGAGATTTGTAAAATATTGCCAGTGTAACCTCTATTATGCCGATATTTTTTATAACGTTCATCCAATTTTGCCCACGCTTCACCCTCAGGTGTTTGCTCTTTGTCAAAAGCTGTTTCCGCTTCTTGCATTAAAACACCAGCAATCTTGCGAGTAATATCACGTCCTTCTACTGTTTCAGTGAGCTTTTTAAATTTGTTTTGAATGGCACGGGTATCAAATTTAAATTCAAGGTGCATAGAAAAATACCCTTACGTAAAATGGCAGTGGGCAATGTCGCCCACAACCAAAAGGAAAATAAATATGAATGAAAAGCAACTCAAAGCCCTTGAACGTTTTAAAGAAACAGGAGAGAAAGCATCTCTTCAAGTCGCCTTAAGCGAGTGGGCTTATGAAAAACTCATCAATCACGAAACCTTAGATGAAAATTCACTCAGAGCGTGGGCAAATAGCCCTAAATGCTCAAAGGGCAAATCCGTCGCCGTATTGAATTTTTTAGCCAAAATCAATGCTTCGGCAAACGCTGCCAAATAAAAATAGTCCGCATCATCAAGCTCTGACTGCAAAGCCTCCTGCGTGCGTTCAAAAATCACTTTGGCTATGCTGCTTGGAGCTTGTTTTTCTCTTTCTTGCAGTTTAGTAACTGCTTCATACAAAAGTACGACATTTTGCATATTTTTCTCCTGTTTAAAATTTGACTTTTTGTACTATTTAGCGTCTAATATACTCAAATAGATGGTGGTGCGTTTGCTAAGGGTAAGCATAAGGAGCAAAAGCTCTGAGTATATAGGTTCGATTCCTTTCCGCCACCATTTACAATGATCCTTTAATCAGCACATAATCGCCTTTTTTAATCTTCCCTATAAAATCACTATAATCCACCAAATAAGCATTAATAACCGCATCTAACTTTTCTTTTGGCTCAAACCGTACCTTTTTCTCCTTAGGAGAAAGTTCTGCAACAACTTTAACGCTTTTATTTCTATCTACATAAATTAAATTACTATGCTTTTTATCCCAAACTACAAAAAGTGGATCTGCAATAATTTTAGGCAGTGATGAAAATTCTTCGGAAGAAAGAGCTACACCTTTCTGACGATGTTTTGGGCTATTTGCGTGGGTAAAGTTACGCTCTGTCATCACCAATAGTTGTTCAACAGTTTTTTCCCCGCCAGATAACTCTGCTACTTTTTCCGCTATTTCTGTACTAATAACCCCTACGCTCATATAATGATTGTCGTGCTTATCTTTTGATAGCATTTTACCAACCCAATCTTCAAAGGCTTTATGCCGTGCTTCGCTGTTATTAATTGCCTGAATAGTCTGTTGCCGTAACTCCCGATTTTTCACTTGTTGCAACTTACGCAATACAGCCACATCAGTACCAAATGCAGCAGACCCCACGTTATAATTCCACCCTGCACCAACTTTCATTTCACCTTGGTCGGTTTTAATTTTACTCACAGTGGTACGGATTTCCTCTCCCGTATCTTTATTTATGCCTGCAATAGCAGTTTCTGAGCTAATTTTGCCAGCACTTTCTGACACACTTAATCCTTGCTTTTTAAGAGCAAACTCACTCAAAGCTCGCACTCGACAACGACATCCCCAATCATTCGGCGGATACATCGTAGCCCAAATCGGATCATCAGCACGATAAACTTTACCGTGCAAAGCCAAATGGCTGGCACGAGTACGGCTATCTTTAACGGCAACATACTGCCAGTAAGGTTGCTCATCAACATTCGCCATTTGGGAGGCATAGCGAGCGGCGTGGTAAGCCGTCGATTTATTCGTGCGTAAAATGGTTTTTAAACGGCGTGGGCTACCTAACTGCACTGTGTTGCCGTTTTCGTCCACGGTTTTTCCCCACCAACCTAACTCTTTTAACATAGGCTCAAGGTTTTTAATATAATCACGTTCTGGCACACCGTCTGCAATCGCTTTTTCCGTTGCCCAGCGAAGCGTATCTAACACTTCTGCCCGAGTCGCTTTTGCAACGGTATAGGCCCGAGCGTGAGCTTCTGCTAATTGCTCGTGCCAATCCCAAGTAATATTCACGCCCTTTGCCTTTAAATAGTCCACAGCTAATTCAGGCTCAAGGCGTAATACATACCCCATATCAAGTTCGTTATTATCGTTTGGCATTGGCTCGTCCTAACAAATCGCTCACAAAAATGGCACGAGTAAGGATTTTCTCCAACTCACTATCGTCCATATCGGCATAAAGGCTGGCTAATTTTTCTTGGGCAAATTCATAACCGCCTTCGGCTAACGCATTCACCACCGGTTTTAACATTGGGTCAATAATGGCTTGATAAGCTTCCACTGACGGCTCTAACTCATCAAGTAAATCATCAGGATCACGTTGTACGGATAACACTGCCATTTTTTGATGAGATTGACTATTAAGATAAGCGGTCGGATTTGGTTGATTTCTTGCAAGCACCTCTTCATTCTCGCCTGCAATCGGCACTTGTAATTTATCGTGAGCCCACTGTTTAGGAATTTTAAAACCAATATCCACTAATTTATTTAAGCCCTCCGCAAAAGCGTTTAAATCTTCACTTTCTGCAATATCAAACTCTAAGCGTGGAATACGGCGAGCATCATTAAACGACTTACAATTCAAGGCATAAAGCGGATAAACAATATCACGAGTTAAGGTAGCAGCAAGGCGTTTTAGGTCTGCATTGCGTACCTCTAGTCGTACATCGTTATGCACATTGCCTAAAGCGTTGGTAGATGTTGCTCCGTCTGCTTGACTGGTGAGCGTTCCGCCTAAAATCGCTTTACTCATTGACTTTTCTGCCCAGTCAATCATTGCCATAAAGGTAGCATCGGAACCATCTGCCGCTTTCTGAAATTCGATCTCCATTCCTCTTGGAATAATACCGCCTGCGTTATGCCCAATAGACATCACCGCTCGCAATAATGTCTGCTTTTCCTTTTCACCTGCCCCTTCGGGGTATTTGCCTAAACGCAATGGTAAGCCATAGATTTCTAAAAACTCCGCAAAATCACGCAACGAATAATTCTTAAAAATAAACGGCCACACTAAAGTACGTACCAAGCCAATACGACTTAAATAACCCGTCTTGGCTTTAGCAATATGTTTCACCCAGCCAAAAGGCTGTAATTCAACACCGTGAGCGGATCCATCTCGTAAACGTAAACTGTTACGCTCAAATTGTGGGGTCATAAACCACGCAGGATCACGCCAATGTACGCCTTTAATCAAGGTCATATTGCCGTGCGTTTCCCATTCAATTTCTTGGCAAGAAAAGCCTTTTAAAATGGCATCGGTAGCATCAAAAATACAGTCATCAAACCACACGGCATCACGCAAGATTTCTTCAATCATTTCCGCATCACGCTGTTCTTCGGGAGTCGCATTAGCGGGTGGTACAATTTGCCATTCTACGTTCAGCATTGCCCCTCGACGTTTACCGAGTTCAGATTGCAAATGGGCATCTTTTTCTTCCATATCCTCGGCAAGCTCTGCCTGTGCGACCAAATCTCCTTGCTCTGCATTGCGTAAAATACGAGCCGCTTTCATCGGGGTTAAACCACTGGCAGGGTGTTCACTGTAGTGGTGTTGTAAAGCAGCTAAACGGCTCTCATTTTCTGTTTGCAGCCTGTCTTCAAACCGAAACGGATTACCGTGAATATCTAAAATTGTGCTGGTTTTCATTGTTAATAATCCCATTCTGAGCGAAAAATACTGTCATCATCTTTGTTATCATCGGAGTGTTTAGCGGGTAGCGGAATAAAATCAATCTCGCCCCCAGTCATATAACTCGCTCTCACAGCCATACAATAAGCAACCGCACTATCGCCGTGGCGTTTACCTGATTTGCCTTGTGTGCGGTTTTTATCAATCTTCGGCACACCGTTAATCACCACAATATGCCCTTGGTCCAAGATGGTTTCTTCATCCTTTGGAATGCTGATTAAGTCTGATTCGTACAACGCCTTATATTTAGGCATCCACTCCCGATACCATTTATCGTTTAAGTGGACGGCTTCCACCATAGATGATCCATAACGCAACAAGGCACTCTCAGCCAAATAGCCACCGTTACCGGTGGAGTCAAAGGCAGAACCGATAAATCTCGGCATATTCGCCAGTACAAACAACATAATTTGCTTTTGCTGGTCGTATGGGCAGTTGCGGATTTCAAGGGTTAAGGCCAAACGGCGTTCAGTACTTGGCAAGCAAGCACAAACCGCAAATACACTTAAATCGCCACTGCGGGCAAAGTCCACGCCAAAACTATGACGTTGTTCAGGGTTTAATTGTTCAAGCTGTGGCAAGACTTCTTTCAAAAGCCATTCCAGAGCTAATGCGGAACGCTCAACATCAGAGTAAGTGACAAATTTATCATCGCACTCAAAGCGTACAATCACATTGCTTTCATCCGCCGCACGATCAACCAATGGGCGAGGAATATAGCCCCCCGAACTGCGTTTAGGTACGCAATAATACTCTTCGAGAGCATCGTCTTCGGTTGCTGTATTTCTAAGGAGATCAGTTTTCCATTCGTCCTCTTTTTCTTGTGTCCATTCTTGTTTTGTAACCTGACAAATCCGTTTATAGAGTCCATCTGCACAGGCATCATCAAGAGCGATTGTTTGCACAGAATATTTTTTACGTCCAGCACGGCTATCTAAAATAAGTTGGTTGAATAGATTATCAACGCCATTATGCGTTGAGATGATTCTAACTTTAGCTCCCCACATAGTGAGTGCTAAAGCGGCTTTTAATACTTCAGCAAGGTATTTCTGGAATCCTGCTTCATCAATAACTACTACACCTTGCATTCCACGCAAATTGGTTGGATTCGAGGAGAGAGCTTTAACTTTAAAACCTGAGGCAAAGTAGATCACATAGGTTAGAATATCTTTGCCTTCTTCTTCGTCTGTTAAAACCTCTTCTTTGATTTCACTCGCAGCATAATTAAATGCTTTTGCCCACATAGCCACAGCATCAATGTATTCTCTTGCCATTTCTTTGTTAGACCCGATATAAAATACATTGCAACCACCATCAGATTTCCGGGTGCTTGCAATTAGTGCATTATCAGCAGCCTCTGCCCAAGTTAAACCGGTACGGCGAGATTTTTCTACAATTTTTAGTTGGCTTTCATCTGCAATCCAACGCTTCTGATATCCAAGCAGTAACTCATTTGGGTTAAAAACATGGATACAATCCAAGAAATCTTGGCATTCTTGCGATAGTTCATTCAATGGGCGTTCATTTACTAATGACATCAGGCAATCCCCAAAATCTGTTCTTTAATGGTTCGTACAGTTTCCGCAGATAACCCCGCTTGTACCACCACTTTTTCTGCGGTTTCTGCTGCTTGCAAAGCCACTTCTTTCCGAATAGCCTGTTCACGTTTAAAGCTCAAACTTTCCGCTTGCTCTAAACGTTGCACAGCAGAAGAAAGCAAGGCGATAGATTTCGGGTCTGCCGTGCCATCTTCACTCATTCCAAGCGAGGTTTCAAAGGCAATGTTTTTGACGATTTCCATCAACATTTTGCCAATGTCTGACTGCGGTGCTTCGCTAAATTGCTTCGTCCAAATTTCCGCAATCTCACGGCTTTGTCGGATTTTGGCTCCCATTTTTTCCATTCTGCTGGCATAACGGTTTAACCCTGTTTTACTCAACTGCATTTCTTCAGGTAAGCCACAATCACGAATTAAGTCATTGATTTCGGCTAAAATTTCAGCCTGCGAATACTGCTTATCACGCAACATCATCGCAAGCTGAGTTTTAATATTCGGTGGTAATAAATCGACCTTACTGGCACGTCCACGAGTGTTTTTTTCTATCATTTAAACGCTCCTTAAATATCGTTTAAAAACCGTTTAAATCTTTGGACGAGGGCGTTTAACACCATCTACAAAAGCTTCACCGTTAGCCACATCTAAACCACGCTGAGTAATTTTAGCCACCATAAAATTGCCTTGTAAACGTTCGATTTGTACTAGCCCTTGTTCTTCAAGCCAGTTTAAATGATTACGGACAAGATCTCGGCTAATTTTATGCCCATAGAGAGCAAGGCAGTCATCTAAAATGCTTTCGTTTGCATCGTAGCCAGCATCAGCCAATGATCGCAAAATCACAAGCCGTTGGTCTTGGGTAAAAATATCTTTCATCATTTTTTACTTACTTCCTTTTCAATCAACAACTGTACTTGGTGCGACAAGCCTTTTACTTCAGTGCGTAAGGCTTGCGTTTCCCCTTTCATCTCCACCACCGCAATGCGTAAATCAGTCACATCCTTTGAGCTAGGCAAATGTAACAACTCATTTTCGACTTCATCTACTCGGTGCGTGGTTTTCGTCACCGTCTCTTTTAACTCCGAAAAATCACTTTTTTTGACATAGCGACTGTCCATTTTTAACCAAAAGACAGACGCTAACAGTCCAGCCAGTGTTAAAATAATGCCCCAGTGGGCTTTCAGCGTATCTAATACTTCAATCATTTGCCGTCCTCGTAATCTTGTTGGCAACAGATACAACGCACGGCAAAAGGCACAGCTCGTAAACGTTGAATAGGAATAGGTAAGCCACATTCAATGCAATCACGACCACTTAACGCAATCTGAACAATTTCATCATCGGATAATTGATTTTCTAAATGTGGGGCAAGTTGGAGCGAAAGCAGTTGCTCGTCTTGCTCCGTAATACGATCTACATCATCACTCATTTTGTTTCTCATTTTTCTTACCAACATCACAGATTTGTCGATAAGTATTGTTATGCACTAAGACTTGACGCAGTGTTTCGGTTGTATCCTGACGACTGGCTTTAATTAAATTAAACCCAGCACAACTACTATTCGTTACCTCGTAAGTCACCGTTTTGCTGCAACTGGTCAATAATGCTGTCACGGCTAGAGCTACTAATGTTTTCTTCATGCTGTTTTCTCACTTCATAATTTTTCACTTGAGCTTCTGCCACTGCTTTTTCTGTTTGTAACTGATGGTTTTGCTCATTTAATTTCTCATTTTCTTTACGGGCTTTTGCTACTTGCCAACTTTTATAGCCCACAAAACTCGCCAAAAAAACAGCCAATAAAGCGAGAGGGATAATCTTTTCTACAATCATAGTCATTCCTTACGTTGTAATGCGTTGGCAAAACCCTTGGTCGCAACTTGTCCACCGCAGAACAAGGCAAACACAGTAAATAATTCGCCCACATTGGCACGATCTAAATACACCGAATACGCCAAGATCATTGCCATTAAAATAGCACCAAAGAATTGGATAAAAGCAGTGGTCGATAGTCTGCCATTATCATTGGTAATCAATTCAGAAAACTTAGCCATTGTTATTCCTTAAATAAATGCTCCACAAATACGATTTCACCACGGTCAAGCCATCCCCATACGTCAAAACACGGGCAGTCTTTTAGCCATTCGTTTTTAGTGATCTTGCCATCGTTATTTAGGTCTGGAGATAAGTCACGATGACCATAGATTTTTGCTTTTGGATGCTTGGCTTCTAGTTCACGTAACAGCTTATGTAATGATTGCCACTGTGCTTCAGTGTATTCAGCGTGATTTTTACCACTTGCACTAATGCCACCGATTAAACAGATACCAACAGAATTGCTGTTATGACCTTTCACGTGAGCCCCGATTTCCCCAACTTGACGACCCGTTTCGACCGTGCCATCTACATCAATCACAAAGTGATAACCAATATGCAAGAGATGAGAGTTAAAATGACGCACCGCATTGGCTGAACGACGGAAGCCTCGTGCTTTATGCCAGCTGTCAATGATTTGTGCGGCTGTTTTGCCATTTTGTTTAAGGGATTTGCCGTTGCGTGTTGCGGAGCAATGCACCACGATTTTTGTGATAGGTAAGGACATAAAAAAACTCCAACTGTCAATTTAAAGTTGATAGTTGGAGTTTAATGATCTGAAGATAAATTTGAGTTTGCGACTACTCAAACTAAAGGTAACTCTTTTTGATAACGCTTGCGATGTAACGCCCGTTGTTGGCGTAAGATCGCATAAATAGTAGTCTGCGACAAGCGATATTTTCTAATTAATTCGGGAATATTTTTTCCATCAAATTCCGCATAAATTTGTACATCACGCAAGGCTTCTTTGATTTTATCGCCTGCGGGCAAATAAAACGACTTTCCACCAAAATAGTGAGCCATTACCCCCACTAATTTAGACGCAGTAAGCTTTGCACTATCTTCCTCAAATTTTTGACGAATAAGCTCCGCTTGCATAACATCAATGACCTCAACAAGCAATGATGGCCAACGATTTTGTAATTCCACATCAGGAATATGGTCTAAATGGTCGAACAACGCTCCAATATTGGCGTGTTCATCATCAAATAAGCCTGTTTGTTGTAATGTTTGCGACATAGCGTACCCAATTCAATTTATCAATGTGACTATTGTACAAAAACTAAAATTTCCCACTAGCACAAATTTTCTTAACGTAAGGTAAAAAGTGGCTTAAAGCCTGATATAGCAAGGCTTAGCGAAAAATAAAAAAGTCTGAAAAGGGAGATTTAAGGCAAGAAAAAAGGCGGTGTGAACCGCCTTGGGGAAAGTTTAAAGAGAGTTTAAAGGGCTTGTTTTTGCTGTTTGTGTTGCAGCCAGATTTGATATTCGGGGCTGCTTTTCACAAATTTTTCCTGTCCGAGTTGTACAAAACGTTCAACGTATAAAATCGCATCTTGCGTTTTCTTCTCTTCCGCTTGTTGGGCTTTGACCGCTTCCGACTGATTTTTATCGGTGCGAATGACAGCAAAGTGAGGCTTTTGCGTTTCATACACCGATTTCAGGTAGTTATGATTGGCAAGCGGTTCAATCTTTTGCCCTGTTTGCAAGGCTTGTTGGCGTTTTTTGCGGATACTTGCCACTGTTTCTGTTAAAGCTTGAGCCAGTAATAATGAGCAAGGATATAACTCCAGTACATCGGTTAAAATCTTCAAAGCTCTAGCGTTATTAAGGTTGCTTTTTTGTGGCTTGAACAGTCCTAAATAAGCGACCATCGGCTTGGCGACTCCGTGCGTGAGCTGTGATATTTGGACTAACAGTTCTTTTCCTGCTTCATCTTCAATCAAGCCTTCAAGATGGATATCGCTGTGGCAAATGGGGCATCTACATAACTTCATTGTAAAACTCCACCGTTGCATCATAATTGGCTTTGGAGTGTGGTGCGTAGCCTTTTTCGGTTAGGGCTTTGACTATCACACGTTTATGCCATTTTTTCAAAATTTCCAAAAATCGGCTGGCTTCATCATCCTTCAATGCCCCCACATTTAACGTCAGCACCGTTTTACCTTGGTTCATGATTTTGCGCATATAAGCATTTAACGCTTTTTCGCTTGGATCTCTTAAAAAGCCGTGTTTACCCATCATAATCCACACGGCTCGGATTTTATGAGCAATTTCGCTTTTGACTTTTACCTCGCCGGTGGCTGGGCTGTAAGCGGTCGGTTTTGCCCCACGTTTTGCAAACCATTTCACTTTAGCACCTTTGCCTTGCAGTTCGTGTAGTACCTTGTGGAGTTCTACCACCGTGCACTTGGTAGAACTGGTTTTATTCGTCAGCCGTTTGAGTATTTCACGATAGCTAAAGTCGTCGATATTCAACTGACTTTTAGCAATATGGATCAGCTGTATCAGTTTGCTTTTGTCGTTTTTCATTTGTCCTCCCGTCATCAAATAAATAGTCAAAAACGCTACCGCTTTTGACTATTCACTTTAGGCTAACACCGCCCCGTGGCTAATGAGTTATTTCAACCATAAAACGGAAATGGGGCGGTGTGAGTTTTGTTAGTGGTTACATAGTTTCCTTCTTCCTTGTGAAGTATTTTTATCGAAACTTTTAACTTCTCTTAAAAAACTATTCCTGTGGTGTAATAGCTTAAACAGTAAGGTTCTAATGTATTTATCTTGCTCTACATCATCGTTTTCAGCAAAAAAAGCAGTTCTCCACTCACCGTTTACGCAAAAAAATTTGACCATCGCAGAAGCTTTAATGATCTGTTTTGAACTGGATGTACAGAATAGAAAAGCAAGAACTGGCAATGCATAGTAAACATCTTGTACCAAAATACTGACTGTTTGACTAATATCAGCAGGAGGCTGAATTTCTATCCCTAATATTTTGTTTGAGCAACCAGTCCAATTAAAATCAATGATCTGTTCTTTGGTATTAATGCTCACAGCCAAATTTAGAGAGAATTCATTTTTCATATTACTTCCTTACACAAAACTCTCTAACTTCGTTTCCCCTGTAAACTCCAGCACCGTAGCACTTGCAATTTTGAGTAAGGCATTAAGCTGACCTTCAAGGTATTCCGTTAAAATAGCGTGCTTATGTGCTTCTCTTGTACCGTTTAACTGACGAGCAATATCGGCATATTCGGTAAAACGCATCGAGCGGATTTTTAAATGTTCGTCCAACTTAAAATTTACAATAAACGCTTCTTCGCTTTCATAACGCATCGCCATAGATTGCACACGAAAACCATTTTGTAACGCCCCTAACGCTTTTTCCTTGCCCTCTAACGTATCCAAATGGCGACAAGTCAAAAATTCTTCATTGTCGTTTGCCAACTTACGCAAAGTCGCTTCGTGTTGGAAATGCAGATATTTAAAAAGCGGTTTGCCTTTTTCTAAAAAATTAGTCAGTTTAGTGTTTAAGCCCAGCTTTTCTTCTGACACAACAATGCTTTTAAAACCTGCAAGTTCAAACAATTTAATCAAATGTTTCAATGCCAAACGGCTGTGTTTAGAGCGATTATTCGTAAAAAGTAGCTCTTTTTCTGGACTGTAAAACACATTGACTAATTCACTCGAAAATGGCACAACTTGCAGTAAATGAGCTTCGGCAATTTGTCGCCACTCTTTATCAGTATTCGGTACAATCTTCGGCAGTCTTTCATCTCGAAGTGATTCTGATTTTTTCAGCTCATAAATTTTGGCTGAAAGTAACTCTTTAGTCACTTTTTTAAAGGTTGTCCGCAAAGTAAAGAACAACCCATTATCCAGTTCTAACACTTTCGTATTTGTCATCGGATTTTTGACTAACTCAATGGTGGTATAACTGTCCGCAGGCTCAAAAGTAGCCCCTTCTAACACTTCTTTCACATTGTCCACAGGGAACTTAATGCTATGAATGTTGCATTGTGTCATCTGAATAAAATCACTGTTTTTCATCTTAGTTTTCCTCTTGGTTAGTTGATAATTTAAGCTTCACTCGCTGAATTTGCCCAGCTACGTCCATCAAAACCACGCCAGCCAGTGCCAAATCGTCCATTTCGACTAGTTCCGTCGCTCCTTGTAGCTTTTCGATAAGGTCATACAAGCGGTCTTTTATTTGTCCTTTTTCGCTATCAGTCATCATTACTTGCTCCAACGTGAGGGATGCTCTAGCATATATTTACAATGTGCGATGCGAGCCTCACACCACGCCACATTACCGCCTGTTGCCGATAACTTCGCCACTTCCCACTGTTTAATCGCATGGTTAAATTTGCCATTTTGCTCCGCTTCTACGGCTTGAGTTGCATAATAGTGATAGCGATTAAAAACTTTCTCTGATGTTGATTTTTGCGTTTTCATACTTTCCTCCGTTAAAACACATTATGAACGCCCCTTAAAATCGGGTTTAAAGAGCGTTTAAATGGGTTTTAAGCTGCCTGCTCAAACGGCTTAATCACAAAATCTTCCACTCCTTGCTTAATCGTCACCCCAGCAATCCCTTTTGCCACTTCAGGCTCAAGCAGTAGGGCTTCTTTGTTGATCTCGTTTTTGGTGCGAATAAAGCGGTCAAAGCCCATACGTTGCATAAAATCAAGCACCGCATCTGCACCACGAATTGCCACCGACGGCGGACGTTGTCGCCATTGCACTTCGCCTGTCACAAAGTTAGCGGTTTTACTCTTGCCGTTTTCTGTCAATTCATCACGGTGTGCTTCGCAGTATTCCTGCACCGCTTGCTGTAACGGCTCAATCTCTGCCTGTAAACGCTTCAACTCAGGGGCGTAACGCTCACTGGTTTCTGCGATAATATCGTTCATCTCCGTCGTTAAACGGGTATGCTCACGACTTAAATCCCCGATCTCTTTAATTGCACTTTGCACTTGCTCTTCCGTGGTAAAACGCAGTTTTGCTGGTTGTTTTACTCGGGTTTTTGTGGGTTGTTTTGCCATTGATATTCTCCTTATTGGCGTGGGTTAATGTTTAATGGTGTCAGTGCTCCAAATCACCTTCACCCCTTTAATCGTCATTTGCATTAAGTAACGGCGGGTACCGTTTTTAACTTCTGTGCCATAATTAAATGCACGTTGATTTTGTGCCATTTTGCGTGTGGTCGTGTTATCTCTTGCCACTAAGCGAGGTCTGCCGGTGTCGAACCATTCCACTTTTTCTACCTCAATACCCAAGGCTTCACATTCAAGGGTCGCCAGCTCAAGCATTGCAAGGTGCATATAAACTTCGCTGTTGCGTGGGGTCATCATTTCGCCTGCCAGTGGGTTGTATTGTTTTTTCATCGTTACTCTCCTTTGCCTAATAACTCTTGGCGTGCTTTAACAATTAAATCTGCTGTAATCAGGCTGTTTGTGCCTTTTGCCACCATTCCTGCAAGGCGGAGCGTTTGAGTTAAAATTCGTAAACCACCGCCTGTTTCAGTAATGCTTTGCATCACTTTCAAGGCTTCTTCATCTTCATTTAGCCCCCACGCTGTTGCCACCGCTTTGGTATCTGCCTGTTTGGTTTTTTGAATGCTGGTATTTTTAGCAATGCGTGACCACAATCTTGCGTATTCGTGGGCAGGGTGAATGCCCCCTTTCATTCGGCTGTATACCTTGTCATTGCCCACTAACACTAAGCCAATTCCAGCTTCTTCTTGCATAATGCGAAGTTCTTCCAACGCTTCGTAAGGTAAGTGGTCGGCTTCATCCACAATCAGCAAACCTTCCGTACCTTTGATTTTGCGAGCAATCAAGCGTGAGAGCGTGCCTTTGCGACGTGGTGCATCACTAATACCAAGCTCTAAGGCAATTTCGTACAAGATTTCACTGAGGCTTGAACGACTTGGGCTTGCGGTAACTAGCCACACATTTGCACGACTGCCTGCGAACTGTTGGATCGCTTTGGTTTTGCCCACGCCACTTGCACCATAAACCGTCGCCATACAGTTAGCGATTTGGGCAAACTCAAGGGTTTTAAAAATTTGACGAGCCGTTGCGGTTTCAATAAATGCAGGGGCTTCTACAAACTCACGCTCTGCGGTTTCTTTCTTTGCAAAAAAAGCGGTAAGTTTTGCTTCAATTTCTGCAATATTGCCCTTGTAGTTTTCGTTTAAGTAAGCACTTAACGCCCCTGCGTTAATGCCTGCTTCTTTGGCGATTTTTGCCTGACTGCTTTGAGTGTCGGCAATGTGTTGTTTGATTTGGTCGATAATTGTCATTGTTTTTGCTCTCTTAAACGGTGTTTAAATTTCGGTTTAAATTCGTTTAAAGCCTGTTTAAATCAGGCTTTAAGCCATTTTTCTCTGCGGTCAAACTTGCAAATTTTTGCGATTATCTGACCGCTTGTAGTTACAGTCCTTTCGCCTTTTTCATTAGCGTTAAGCCTTTTTCCCAGCCTTGTTCAAACCAGCCTTGCTCCAACTCATTGACTTCTTCAACTACAATCTCTTCTTGCACTACTCGTAATGCATTGCGGTCTTGAATAACGGTATCAATCAGCTTCGTTTTCACTCGTTCTTCTATCGGTTCTGGTACTTCAACCTGTGGTTGTAAACTTGCCAACTCGTGAGCATTAAGCAGTTCAAGCGTTTCAGCTTGTTGTTTCGCACCTTTAACAAGTTTTTGGTAAAGTCTGCCTTGCTCTCGTGCGGCACTCGTATCGCCAAACCCTTTCGCTTCTCGACATATCGCTTCGGCTAAAAATCTGCCTTCAATGTCATAGACGTACACGTTGCCGTGTAGATTGTCAGGGTCAAAACGTGCGACCACTTTTTTATCGGTGATGCCGATTAAACTCTCTGCCCAGTAAGTGTTGGTTAAGCCGTAAAGTTTGCCTGCCGCTTTCAGTTTAAATTCGCCGTTACGCTTAATACTGATGGTTTCGGCTTGTAAAAACAGTAGCCGTAACTGTTCAGGACTGGCTTGTCTTACATTGCTTGGGCGGTAATCTCGCTCCCACACTTTGTCAAAACTCAAGGTTTTGTCGTGTTGGCAAAGCTCGGTTTGTCGCTCTTCTTGGCTGTTATAACTTGCCACGCCTGCTGCGAGAGCACTTAAAAACACCTCATAATCTACGCCCTCTTTACCACCGTTGTAGTTGTCCGGTTTTAAGTCCACCCGTTTTCCGGTGTAGTAGCCAGCTAACTCAGGGCGTTTATCCACAACCTCACCGATACCGCCTCGCCCAAAGGCTCGTTCTATTGGCTTGGCTTGACCATGCCCTTCGCCGTATAAAATGCTGGTAAAATGCACATCTATTCCCAAAATGGGCATGATTCCTTTTGGGTCAAACTCGTCATGCTTAAAGCGGTAGCGGTTGTCGATACCGCCCGTCATCGCTTTATTGGCTGCCGCCCGAGTGTTATCTAAGGTGACAGTTTTCGGGATGCCGTATTGATAAATCACATCCATCAACGCATGGCGGATGCTGTCGGTGTTTTCAGATACTGCGGTGCGGTAGCCTAAAATGCGACGGGTACGCACATCTTGCCAAAACCACGTTTTCGGGCGGACGATTTCGCCGTTATGCCATTTCACAAAGACGTTGTGTTGATAGCCATCGCCGTTGATCCATTCGCCTGCGAGAATATCTTTCACCGTCCGTTGTAATGCTGGCACTAATTTCGCCACCGCATTTGCCCCTTCTCGTTTCAGTAAAATCACTTCGTAAGGAATTTCTTCAAGCACACGGCGTTGAAAGGTTTGCAAACTCGCGATTTCCCAACCGTAATGCTTGGCTAATTGCTCGGTGCGGCGGTAACAAGCACGTAAATCAGGCTTTTCAGGGCGGAGATAATCCGCCAAAAAGCAGTCCCACGCTTCCTGTTCGATAAAGGCTTTACGACTTGGTTTTTTCGCTTTGCCTGATTGTGTAATCAATACCGCTTGCCATTCGTGGACAGGGTAGGGCTGAACCTTGTAGTACCAATTTTTTAAAGAGCCTGCCGACACATCTTTGGCTTTTGCGGCTCCCTCAAGTGCCGACATCATTGGGAAGCCTTGGTCGAGAAAGGCTTTAAGCTGTAAGCACGCTTCGGCTTTTGCTTTGGCTTTTTCTCGTGCTTTGTCGCTTGCTTCATTAAATTTGCGACTAAGCTCTAAATTAGGTTGTTGCACCGTCATTTCAGCGATTGGCACAACCGCTAAAGCGGCTTGCAATCTAAGTGCTTGTTGGGTTTCGGAGGGAAGGCTGGAGATGTGGTATTCAAGTCCACCACCTTTAACACCTTTCAAAGCTCTCATTTCCCAATTTTGTTTTTTAGCCTGCCGAGTAACATTAGTTGCGTGGGTTGATACCCCTTTCAAACCTGCTAGCTCTTTAGCTGAAAACCATTCTTTCATACACACCTCCCTCAATATCTAGAGGGCCATATATCTGCTGGTTTTAATCCTAGTGCTTTAGCAATAATCTGCTCACCTTTTGGGTAGGGCTTGTCTAATGCATTTCGAACCGTTGTTTTTGCTAGTCCATTTTCGATACCTAGCTGAGCAAAGGTCTTCCCTCGTTTCATCAGCTCGCCACGAATTTCGTGGTTACTCATATCATTTCTTTTATTTCTCGCCATTTTGTGAGATCCTTATAAGTTAGTTTTTAAATCTACTTACACAATGTAAATTGATTAACTACGCTAGAGAATATAATACTTATTCTTTATCAAATCAATATATGATTCAGAAAAGATTTTATAAATTTCTTTGATTTTAGTTTAACTATTTGATTTTATTGATTATTTATTTTAAATCTTTTTTAAATCAAAATGATTAAGAAAGGTGGCTTTATGAAATCATTTAAGGAATGGTATTCAGCTAAAGAATTAGAAGGTTTGACTGGTCTTCCAAAACAAGCAACAAACATTACAAGAAAAGCAATGAATGAAGGTTGGAAGAAAAGAGATGTCAAAGGTGTAAAAGGTGGTGGGTTTGAGTACCACTACACTTCATTCCCAGAAAACGTGCAACAAGCGTTAGGGTTTATCGTGAGCCAAACAGAGCATTCAAATCAAACTCGTGATGATTTTATTGTGCAAACGCCCTCTGGGGGTGAGTTTGGCGTAGAATTGAAAACTCGGCGTTTAAAAGGGGAAGCGGTAAACATTAATGAATTGCGACAAGCCATTGCGTTAATTGAAGAAGCTGTTGTACAAATCGGCAAGGCTCGCCCGAGTGAACTGAATAATATTGAGTGGCATTTGATACAATGTTTTCGTTCAGCAAACGAGCAAGGACGTGTGGCTATTCTGAATATAGCTGAAACGATGGCTGCCATTCAAGATAAAGAAGAGGCGAGTAAGCTATCTGAGGCTAGTAAAGTAGCTTAA